ATATAATGTCAGACAGTCTGTTTAACTCATGGAAGAGGTAATCAGAGAGTTGGTCATTATTTATTGGGGCGGGGTTTGGAGTCCATCTGTTTACAGACTTTACATTCTTTGATGGTGCGTTAGTCATAAGCCCTTGATCCTCTCAAGCCTTTCTTCTGTACTTCAAAGGATAGGCCATGCAACTTCCAATCAATATCTGTGTCAGATTCTATCTTGATCCCGAAGTATTTACCACTGATCCTGCATGAAACCTTAGACTGAGAGTTGGGGTTAAAGGCTACCGGACCTTCCCATGTAATACCATCTTCTGTACTCATCTGCCTACCAATGTACACATTCACCGTGTTGTCACCACTGACCTCAATCTGAGGGTAGACGGCGGATACAAACTTAACAGACTGTGGATCACCCAAGTCATACCCGCTTCTCTCAATGTAGGCAGACATGGTTGCTGTGTTTTTCTTGTTACCCTTGTTGTCTCTGAATATCTTGGTATTGGTGACATCAGCAAACACAATGTTCTTAATTACATTGTCGTAGTTAGTAGCGCCCCAAGGATCGCTGTCTGCGTTCCATGTAAGTGTAGCGCCACTCCATGTAGCACCAGTAGTAATCTCTACAATACCAGAACTAATATGTGAGGTATCCGGTAGATCACGGAATGAAAAAGTGTTATCTTTCCAGTTCCAGATAAGGGCTTTGTTTACTACAGCAGATGATCCCGCTGGATAACAGGCCATCATCTCATTCCTAACGTAGTCTGCGGCAACAAAACACTTCTGATAGTTATCACCATTCAACTCATCAAACACTGTTCTACGCAGTTTGTTAGATAACATTGGGGTTACAGTCTGACCATTACATACATAGAAGTCAGAGTTCCCCATAAAGAAGTGCCCACCTTCAAACTCTGCTACCGCTTCTTTAGCAAGAAGGCCAATAGTGGGAGACAGGAGTTTAAACGAGAAGATGTACGGAGTGCCTACATAGTTCATAATATAGATACTGTCATCCTTGTATATCATAAAAGAATCACCTAATGGTAATCCATCTATAATATCTCCCGGTGTATCTGAGAGCTCATATTCACCAGCGTCTAGCGTGGCATCTGACTCAAGCCATGAAACCGGCTGGTTTCCGTAGTTTGCTTCTGTACTCCACTTAACAAGTCTCGGCTCTTCATTAGTTCTTTCCCAATTAAGGCCAATAAGGAAAGTTCTAAACGATCTGATAACCTTACACTTCTGCCCTTCTGGGAAATTTCTAAGTCTAACAAACGGTATTGTTAATTGAGGTATTCCGCCACTATCTAAGGGCCATGTCTGAGGAGTATCATGTCCATTCGTTGCGACGATAACACCATTTAAATTTGTTACAGTCCAACGCTTTGTACTTGTGTTAGCATCGTAATCGCTGTCTCCTGTGGCTGTCGTTCCAATAGGGACAACAGGATATGCGGTAGTATGTTCTGCCGCAGTGGTTGAGTTAGCGGCTCTGGTGCATCCGGTCAAATCATTACTGGATTTGCCAGTGTATGTTACCTCTTCATAGCCATTGGAACTTCCATCTGCTATTGCTTGTGTTCCCATAGCGATTGTTCCGCTTGTGGGGAAAGCACTGGCATCTGCCAAAGTGATAGTGGTAACACTGTTATTTATTGTTCCACCTAAAGCGCCTGTAGCCTGTCTAGTTACATCAGTCCAAGTAGAACCATTCCAAACAGCAATATCATCTGTACCGTAAGCAATCCAATAATAAGTTCCGCTAACCGTAAGATAAGGATGAATATAGTAAGGGGCGAATGGGCAAGTACCCATCACCTCTTGGTATCCGGCGACTTTCTTTACACCGTTATCCAAGAGCCTTACATTGTTTCCATCAGACCATGCATTAGGTGGGAGATTATACGGAGGGGTATCCTTTATAATTCCTATCTGGCCTAAGTTTTCTATTGGGACTAGGGGCATTATGCGGGAGGAGTAGGCCAAGTAATGTTAAAGGGATCAGGCTGATTGGTTATATCTCTTAAAGCCTGACGGTATACTTCCCACTCTTCTTTCTTTGAATCTGTCATAGGGACATCAGGAAGAACAGTCCAGTCACAAGCCTGTAATCTTATATCTCTTTCACCTCTTGCAACCATCCAACCCTGACCGTCTTTGCCAGCCTGAACATCAGACCATGAAGGCTTCTTGGAGGAGTCTTCAAACACAACATTGCTGTTGTAGTCATTCTCATTACTTATATCACCATAGATAGCGAATCCAGCGCCACCAGATAGAGAGTATATGATATTACCCCATAGGTCATTATTCATTACTCAATCTCCCATACTGTTAAACTAGACATAGATGTAGAAATCCCCCCATCGCCGGGGTTGGTGCAGTTAGCGCGAATCTTTATACTCTTAGTCCCTGCCGATAACGGTGTAGACTCTAATACAGTCATCGTTGTCCAGCCTCTTACTTCATTATTTGCAGAAGAGGTTGAGCCAAGATTATTCCATTGTCCACCCGCTTTCCAGTTTGATCCTATAGCCGCCGCATCAGTAGCGTTATAAACCTGAGCCTCACCAGTTTGTGCCGTTGCATAAGCCCAAAGACCCGCAAATAGATTTGCCTGTATCAATAAGTCAGAGGTCGCACTTGCTTTGACTACTGAGAATGTAGCCGCATCTGTCATAGATGCAGACCTTATGCTAACAGTGCTTGTATTCTCTAGTCTACTTACCTTGATTATATTGCTTCCATCTTCTGAAAGAAAGGATAACCATCCGCTATCACCCTCATTACGAATTTTTACCAAGTTCGTTGTGGTGTCAAACCAAATCAATCCTGCTGTAGTTGGGCTAGGGGCTGAAGCGGAAGTATGAATACCGTTGATAGCCTCGTCAGCATTGGGGAGAGTATTCTTTAATACCGTTTTGATAAGACGTAAATGATCGTCGCCCTGACTTATGGAGTCTGATCCTGTGGGGTTTGTAGCCACCAGACCACTGACGTATGTTGCGCTTTCTAATGCCATAATTTATACCTTTATTTAAGAGGCTTCCTCAATCGTATTACCCTCTGCCACCCACTCCAACAGTTCTTTATAATCTTTGTTGGCATTGTCCAGTGGAATAAACTTTTTTATACCATCCATAATTGTTTTTACACAACTGTTTGCCCCTGTGGGGTCTGCTATATACTTAGCCTCTGTAATCATAATTCTGCCTCAGATGTCCAAGATGCTTGTATCCACCAACCGGGGGAAACACCACCGCTATTAGAATCTACACTCATGGCGAATTCTTCAGTAGATATATCTGCGGTGTTGTAATCAACATACCCGTCGGTCGTATACTCATTAGCCAATACTATAGTTGGCGTAGCCCTCTTTGTTACCTTAAAAGATGCAGTGTTATAAGCATAATAATTACCGCCCCAAGTAATACTGGGGGAACTTCTCCATTGTAACCGACCTACTTCATAATATCTTTGACATAGAGAAAGTTCCTCTGCAATTGGCCTATATTCAAAAGCCGTAGCAGTAGAACCAACCTCTAACTTAACCTCAGATACCTCAAGAAAAATTCCTGCTGTATCATTAGTCGCTACATTATTTTGCCAGATAAAAATAGCAACATTAGTAGCGGAAGAGGTATCAATACTGATGTTTTCTATTTTATAATTCGCCCATGAAGTTGTAACAGATAAATCAGATGCTGTATTTTCCGCAGTCCAATTAGTCGCAAATGTCGGATTAGAACCCTCGGCCCCCCACGCTGATACAACATCGCTAGTAACAGCATCAGCAGTTGAATTCCATGCGAGAACAACGGCTCTAATATCGGATAGTTTAGAGGCGTTAGTAACCTTCGCGTCAAAGGAAATAGAAACACTTTGCCCTATTAAATCTCTACAATCATCCGTCCCAATAACTTGACAAATACCGAATTTCTTTGCTGTTGTTTCAACATCTAGTCGCATATACTTTGATGCACTAGATGTTCCGCCGTCTGACTGTTGAGTAACATCTACAATATCATTACCATCTGATAGCAATAACCAACGATCTAGTGTATAAACATCATCATTATTGTCACTTGAAGTAAAACTTGTTCCACGCTGAGCTATACGCATATCGCCATTTATAAGAGAGTTAGACCGAATATTTATATCACCAGCAGAAGCCCATGCATTGTCTCCTCTAAGGAACGTAGAAGAGGAGGCTGTTCCAGTTGCAGATAACATTGCAATATCTACAGCATCTGTGGCAATGGTAAGGGCCGTAGCGCCAGTAACATCTCCGGTATGCGTGGCATTTGTTACCTTAGTCGTATTAGCGGTAATCTCAGTATTGATTGAGTTGGCCAACTTATCAGCAGTTACAGCATCATCCTTTAGCATTGCTGTGGTTACCGTATCATCAGCAGGGATAGTTTCTTGAGGAGGATTGTTTCCTATATAACCCATTATGACCACCCAAGGCTGACAGCCTGTATTCGTGTTTCTTTAGCACCGCTTTGGTTGTGTGTCGTAATCTTGTAGCGCATTGCTGTACCTGATGGTTGACCACTGATGTCAACATCGTGAGCGGTTAGGATTGTATGCCCTCCGGTTGTGCCTTGACTTGTAAGCGTGGCTTGAGTGTAGTTGCTTCCATTATTACGGCTGATCCATGCCTTGAGGTCAGTGTTCACCGTGGCAGTTCCCGCGCCGTTGGTGTAGGTCAGAACGATGTCGCCTTTAGTTGGTACTGCCTCCGCTGTCGTTGCGTTGGATACGAGAGTCATATCGTTATATATATTTACAGCACCGTATTTCACAAGGACTATCCCAGAACCACCAGCGCCACTACCTCCAGAACTACTGCTAGTTGATCCGCTGTGGTAAGTTGTTCCACCGCCACCACCCGAGCCAGTGCTGGCCGTTCCAGCGACACCTTGAGTTGTTGCTCCTGACGTTCCAGAAATAGCGCCACTTGCTCCGCCACCACCCGAACCACCCGGCCCAGCCGTGTCACCTTGACCGCCGTATGTGTTATATCCACCGCCACCACCGCCAGCAAATAATCCTGATACACCGTAACTGGTTCCAAATGTTCCGCTATGATCTGCGCCAGCGCCGCCAGCGCCGCCTGTAGTTCCGCTACGAGTTGCACCAGCGCCGCCTGCTCCACCGCCTCCAGCACCTAAATAGTTATCTGCATCGCCACCATCATTACCTTGGCCAGCGGTTCCAGACGCACCCGAAGCGACCCCTCCTTGTCCACCACCGCCTGAACCACCGACTTTAGGCGCTACACTGGCCCAAGAGCCTCCTCCACCACCTACCGCAGTAAAGGAAGAAAAAACACTATCTGATCCGTTATTTCCTACGGCTCCACTACCATTAGAAGGAGCAATAGCGGCTCCACCACCGCCAACTGTTACGGTATAAGAAGTTGCGGGTACTACAGTATGGGTTCCCGTAAGGATGCCGCCAGCGCCACCGCCTCCACCGCCGTAGTTATGCTTATTTGCCGCTCCTCCAGAACCCCCACCAGCAACAACTAGATAATTAACAGAGGTTACACCAGTAGGAGCGGTCCAAGTTGTCGATTCGACAGTAGTAAATGCTGTAGTTGCGGCAGGAACAACAACTACACCGCTGTAATAATCTGACGAATCTCTAGATTCGTTAGTAGACGCAGATGCGTCAATGCCGGTAGCATCCTCAAAAGCGTCTATGGTTTGATCCACAAGATCATACTTTCCTAATGACCCGTTTGCCGCAACCTTGAATCCAAGGATGGCTATATCAGTATTTACTGAATCTATTTGAGTTCCTGCGGGACTTTGCAGTAAATCGTCTGAAACTTTAGTTATTGCCATTACGACCACCCCAGTGACACGGCTTGGATGCGTGTCTCTTTGCTTGCTGATTGATTCAGCGTTTCAATTTTGTATCGCATTGATGTTCCCGATGGTTGCGATGAGATGTCCACGTTATGCGCGGTGAGAATGGTGTGACCGCCAGTGGTTCCCTCAGATGAGAGAGTGGCTTGGGTATATGTAGTGCCGTTATCTCTTGACACATAAGCCTTGAGGTCGGTGTTTACCGTCGCTGTTCCTGAGCCATTCGTGTAGGTCAGCACAATGTCGCCTG